GTTGCATCCATTGCAACTGTCTTGGTGGTATTTACAATGATCGTGTAGTCCGCAATACTCACAGCACGGAACTCAGTGCGGGGAGTGGTGACATCCAGGTACGTAAGACCATTGGGGGAGTACACTGGGATCTCTGAGCCGTCCGCAGTGTCGTACACCTCGATGTCCTGGTCGAGGAGGAACACTGCGTAACGCTCAGTATCGTCCCTGTCGATCCAGTGGATGTACGCATCGTCTGCTGCTGTGGCGCGGAGTTCCGCAATGTGGGTGGTTGGAGGACGCTTCACCAACCCCCGTACAAGAGAACTGTAGAGGTTGGTCTGCACTGCTGCCTGAGAGGTGAGCCTCAGGTTTGGAGCTTGTTGGCTGATTCCATTAAAGAGATTTGGAATCCCCATACTAATTCTCTCGTCTGCCATCTGTGGTTACCCCCAGTTATCCATGTTCCGTCTAAGAGTTGGACCCATTGTGTCGAGCATATTGAAGTCCGCTTCCTCTCCCTCAGCTTCCTCAAGGTCCACCAATGCCCGTGCCTCCTCCATCTGCTGGAACTGGTGGAGTACTGAGGACGCAGTCGATGCATCACTGAATCGTCGAGCAGCGACGACCGTGATGTACCACTGCGCTGTCATTGGGATTTCCTCAAAGGCGAGGTAGTAAACAATGTCAACGTAAATAGGTGAGGTGAACTCAGTAGGATCTCCACCCTCGTACCTATTTGTCTTGCGAAGTATCCCGTCCCGTGCGGTTACCATCGTGTGACGGTCTGGACCCGCAGCGTCTACCTTCAACGTGTTGGACGGAAGAATGATTTGATTGTTGGTGTCGGGAACCAACTTGAGCGACTTGTCCGTATTGAATGCCCATCCACGCATCTGCACGGAGCGGGATGTGTACTCAAGGATCTTCTTTGCTTTCTCGACTTCAACCCCACCCGACGAATCAAGGGAGTTGACAGGTGCGAGATTGGAACGCATCAGCATTTCGTTGATCGCTTCAATCTCAGTCATTGGGGCGTAAGCCATTGTGTTCTCCTAGGTAAGTGGGGAGGCCCGAGCAAACGCTCAGGCCCCCTCTACTAAATTCAAGCGTCATCCAAACTGTTGTTCACCAGATAGACAACACGTACGCGCACCTGACCACCAGCAGTGAACTTCTCTGTACAAGCAGTGTTTCCGTCTGCCTTTAGTGCGAAGATCGCTACTGTAGTCTCGGCATCAAGGACTGACCAATCAGGAATCCCGTCTGCTTTCGTGTTCTTATCCAAACCGCCGAACTCAGTATACGCATCCTCATCGTCACCGCTGATACCAATTCCAACGTCTGCAAGCAGATCATCGCCAGTATCGTCCCCGGTAATAGCAGTCTCAAGGTTACCCTGTACTGAGAGGATTACTGCACCAGCAGGAACCACACAGTTGGTGTCTTCTGATACTGCGTTGGTGAGAGTAATAACTTCATCGTATACCTTGAACTCAGCGCCTTCAGTTTTAGAACCACCGATGCGGAGTACAGCGTCCGCTGTCGCATCGCCAGCACTGAGTGTAACTGTGGTATCTCCATCAGTAGCGCCCAAAAGGTTTTCGATGTCTTCTACATCTGTTACAAGAGGTTGGATGCTGCCGCCTACCATTCGCTTCTGATCTGACATAATGTCTCCTAAATGAAAAAGGGGGCACAGGGATCAACCCCATGCCCCCCGTTCGTTGCTAGTTGCTACTAGGCCGCGCTAAACTCAATGGCGTAGGCGTGATCGTCGCGAAGCCAACTCGCACCCCAGACCTGACGAGCAGTCATGAGTGTGCCGAAGCGGCGTTCGTCATAAGTAGCCTCAGTGGTGAGACCCTTACGCTCAAGCAGTGCCACGGCTTTCGGGGCAAAGATGAGAGCGGCGAGGTCGGAACAATCGCTGACGTAGGAGTTGTTCTGCAATCCATCATCAGCCGCACGATTGGTGCGGGGGACGTTGTTGCTCTTGATGATCGGCACACCCGCAACCTTGCTGACCATACCTTCGCTGTAGTCACCACCACCGGAGTAGTCACGGTTGTAGAGATCGGTATCCTGTGCCAGAGCGTAGTAAACATCAGGCTTAACGAAGCACTTGACTTCGGCCATGTTCACGTTCTTCTCTGCGAAGTTCTGAGCGGCCTTGAACAGACCAGCACTGAAAGCAGCAGTGAAGGTAGAAGTGGTCACAGCGGCGTTACCAGCAGCCAGAGTGAGGCTTGCACCAGTGTTGAAGTCAGTGCAGATGGGAGTCGCGTTCTGGCTGGCAAGGTAAGCACAGCGGAACAGGAGTTCATCCTTCTCGATAGCGAGTGCTTCGCCAAGCTGTTTGGCATACTCACTACGGACTTCAGTGTGGTTGATCAGTTCGTCCCACTCACCAACGAATACATCGCTGTAGTGGATACCATCGACAGTGATGGTCTTTTCGTTGTGGGCGATTGCCGTGCCAGTGATCTCAGCACCAGGAGTGTGGTACGCAGCGACAGTCTTACCGACCATGTCGAACTTGTGACTGATACCTTCACTGATGGACTTCTTGTACACATGGTTCGCAGCAATAGCAGCGTTGTTCAGATATTTGAGAACATCACCAGTGAACTTCTCAAGGAACAGCGCAGTCGTCCCGCCAGACTTATTAGCCTGACCCAGTCTTGATACAGTAGCATTAGCCATTATTCATCTTCTTTCTTACCTCCTCCACCAACAAACAAAATGCGCCCATACAGGACCCACCGACACCTATGTCCAGATTGTCCCATGCCAAGATCTCCGCAGAGTTTGGTGAGGGGTCTTTCCTGTTGTGTGTTGGGTTTGCCTACCAAGGGCTTACGGTAGGACTTCAAGGATGTGGGACATCCCATTATTGCCAGTAGGTGGATCGCTCCAACTTCTGGTCTACCTCACGACGATACCGTGGGTCTTTCTCGTAACGAGGGTCAGAGATTGCGTGCACGTACTCATCCTGGCTCTCAAAGACTCCACCCACAGATCCCGCCTGGGTTCCTTCAACCAACTTGGGGGATTTACCTTCGGCTGCTTCGTACTTCGTCTTAAGATACTGGACCGCCATTTGGGCCTTAGCGACATTGCCTGAAGTGACCGCCTCATTCAGTGCGTCCTTCTCGCTGTCACTGAGGTTATCCACAGCCCACTCCTGCATCTGACTGTACGCCTCAATACCTCCCACCACTTCGGTTACTTCACTCTTGTACCGTTCCGCTTTGATGGACTGACCCTCGATGTAAGAGTCCACCACTTGCTTGGAGAGACCAACATCTTGGAGTTCCTTGTACAGGTCCTCACTCAGTTCGCCATGTTCCTGCCAGTGTTCCTCCACCTTACCGAACAGTTCGTCCCCAAGGACTGACTTCGGGTTTCCTTCGGGGGTGACCTCCACAGGCTGTTCGTTAACCTTGAGGTCCTTGGGGTCAGCTTTCTTGCTGCCCAACTTCTTCTCCAGTTCACCGTAGGCTTTCGCCATGTCTTCGGGACTGGAAAACTTCTCAGGTAGCCACTCGGGCCGCTGCGCTTCAGGCTGTGCTTCCTCACCAGCGGCTTCCTGAGAGTCTTCAATTAGTTCAGGGTTGGCTACCTGTTCCTCAAACGTAGGTTCAGATACCTCCACCCTGTCAGTAGCGTTTGAACTCATCCTCTCTCCTAGTTCTGTTGGATCTTGCCAGTGCCGTAGATGTTGCCCTTATCGTCAACAGTCACGACCTCCCACTTCTCCTTCATCTTCTTAATGGCAAGTTCCTGCGGGTCCTCTTCCTTCACCTTAGGTGCTACCTTAGGCGACTGCTTCTTGTCCTCCATCTCCTTGACCTTTCATCATCTGGGGAGCCATCTTCTCGACCATACCCATCATCTGCTCCTGTTGAGCAGCCTGTTGAGCGGCCTGTTGCTCCTGTTGGATTTCCTCCTGGGTCTTAATGAGACCATCAGGCTTAACGTTGTAGCTATGCGCGAGGCGCGATAGGAGTTCATTGGGTTTGACAAACCCTAGTCCCTCAGGACCTAGTGATCGGGCAATGTCAGCAATGAAACCACGAAGTGCCTGGAGTTCCTGTCCACGACCAAGTGCTTCAACACCAGTGATGATCTGCACCTTGATCTCATCCCTCGGGATTGGAGGAATCCTCTTCGCCTTCTCTAGCCCACGCAGGATCAGGTTGGCAAGCGGGTACTGAAGTTCCCGTGCCATTCGGGCGTACACACCACCCAACTGCTGATCCAACATCTCAGCCATCAAACGTATCTCTTCAGCAGTAACACGCTCCGCATCACGCTGGATCGAGTCCTGCAAGATAAACGCTCTACCAATTCGACGGATGATGTCCGTCAACTGAGTCTGCGCTGTGTTGAAGTCGCCCATCTTGTTCGCCTGGATCACACTCACATCCTCAGCGTTCCCCGACATGACTGCACAGTTAGGTGCTTCGGAGACCGTGCGCTTCTTGGTGACACCGTTCGGGTGTACCATGAAGAGTACTTTGGATACAGCAGCGGCTCCCTCGACCATCGCTTTCGACAGCCCTTCAGCAGCGTACAGATCCCCTGCAAACTGCTCAACATAGGAGCGTCCGTAATGCTCTCCTTCTTCCCGTTCCCAATTGAGGACGAGGTATGGGAGCCTGTCGAGGGGGTACGTACCTTCTGAGTCTGGAACGAGGATGCCGTTGAGTTCCTGCATAACGTTGTACTTCGTACCGTCCCGCCAGATCCGTGTGTAGACTTCCACGAACTCGGTCTCGGACTTGTCGCCAGTGTCCTCCTTGCAGTCACATGCTGCCTTGACGTTATCGGGGAGGATCGCAGGGTCTACCTTCTCCATCATGATAAGCTCTACAAGTTCACCACGAGGACTCTTACGGCACACATACTGATCCAGACGATACCCTCGTACTACCGGATCTTGCGCTGCCATATCCACATTCAAACAATAGTTGCCACACACGATGAGATGCTTCATCAGGGAAGACATCACGACACGCAGCGCAGTCCCCTCGACCCACTTCAAGGCAATGCGTTCTGCCCTGGCGAGGTTCTCACGGATCTGCTGCCCGACCTGTTGAGGATCGCTGCCTTGCTCCGCTGCGAGGACTGCGAGTTCCTCTTCGGTGTTGTCGTCAATGCTCATCGGTGCAAACCACATGTTGGGCGGGAAGATGCTCAACGTGGTCTTTGCGGCGAGGGTGTTGACAGCAGAAGAACCAACAGACTGGTAAGGTGTCGGGAGGTTCTGGGAGGCTGTGTGTCCCTCAGGGGGCATCAGGTAGGGAATCGTCAGCTTAGAGTAT